GCATTTAAAAAACCTGGAAGCGATAGTTTAGCCGGTGGACTTATGGCTTTTGGGTGGTTTGTTTATGATGTTAATTTCTCCGGTCAACCAACTATAGAATGGATATAAAACAATGAGACCAAAACCACAAAACGAATGGCGCAAAGAAGTAAGAAGTTTAATTCAACCAACCATGTTTCAGAAAGTAAATGCATCTGACTCAGCTTTTTTTAAAGCAGGATTTAAAACAGGTTATCGTTTGGCATTGCAGCACATTGGCAATTACAAAGCTATGGATTTTTCTAGGAAACGCAATGTTAAGATAACAAAAGTTAGTCCAATCATAGATGCTATTCTTTACAGAAGTGCAAATCATTTTGGGGTTGATATGAGTTTAATGTTGTCAGACAAAAGGGATAGGCATTTAGTTATTGCTAGATCGGTAGCCATAAATTTATTAAAAGAATTAACTCCATATAGTTTAGCTAACATTGGAGAAATTTTGGCAGGCAGAGACCACACTACAATCATTCATCACATTAGTTGCAAAGCCCAAAAAAATGGACTGTGGTTTCCTTACTTTGAAATATGGAATAGTTTTAGTAAATTAAAACTAGAACTTGAAGCCGATTTTAAAGTACAGAAATGAAACCGGAAACAATTAAATTTGAAAAGATAACTAAAGATATATTAGATTCGTTTGAACTTAATTCCCATGAGAAGATTATCTATGTTATTTTAAAATCATTTGAGCATGCTCCAAGAGGTATTAGGGTATCGCTTAAATACCTACAAGAACGTACAGGGATTAAGTCTAGGGGTACAATCATCAAGTATTTGGATCGCTTGCAAAATTTGGGGTACGTTGCAAGATTTAAGACCCATTTAGAACAGACATCAACTTACACATTGGATAAATCAAAACGCCAGGAGTCTATTAAGCGTAATAATCAGTTCCGTAAGTTTATTAAGGTAGGTATTAAAAAGAAATCTACTAAAAAGCATACATCTAAATCAGCTAACGTTATCAATATTATTTAGGGGGGGTAGTCCAAAAATTGAACAGGGGTAGTCCAAAATTTGGACATTATCTAGACATACTTATATAGACCTATATAATTCTTATTAGTATATATAAGCATATACTTATATAAGCTTATTATACTTATATAAGCTTAAGCAATCAGACTAAAGTATAGCTAGCTCTCCTGAGATTATTGTTTGTTTATTAAATGGGGGGATAACTGCTAGACCAATTGTATTTATATCAAGATATGGTAGGTACTATTTAGCCATGACACAAGGGAACTGCTGCGCCAAAAAATGATTAACACTCCTATAACAATAGATGAATTTGATAACTACCTAAGCACAGCTTCATTCGTAGAAAAAATAATACCTGGTGTTAAAAATAATAGATCACCTTCTATGTTTAAGATAATAGGAACAGTCCATTATGATACTAAGGACTGGGGTTATTATGATAAGAAAAATAAGAACCTCAAAGCAACGCCTAAGCAGCTGTCAATATATGAATTAGTAATCTTTACTTTACTAAAATTAGATAAGGAGAATAGGGAGTTATTATCTTTAAGGAACTTTCCGGAGCGATTAAGCATTAATAAACTTAATAGAATGTATTTAGATTTAACATACAATCAGTTAAAATATAAATACAGACTAGCTCTATTTGATGCTTGCAACTTAGTGAACAGAGTAGGTTATCAAAGTTTGGTATCGCCTGGCAACTAATATTTATTTTTTATTGATTGACAAAAAGAACAAAATGAGTACCTAAATCTGATAGTATTGATATTTTTATATCCAATATAATCTTAACTTAAATTCTCACTTTCTTATCCCCTTAAAAAATAGATTAACTTAAGATTTTATGCGGAGTGTTGCTCTCCATATACAATTGTTATCCGATACTCCGCATAATGAGACTATTTTAATACGCTAGTAAATATATCCTAGATACTTACTTGCATAATAAAATAGATACATAGTAGAATAAAAAGCACATATTAATAATATGGCCAGTAGGCATTGTTTAAGTTCGTTATTCATTATTTAGACTCCGTTGGATTTAATAAAAAATCTTTAGCTTGTGATACATTGTCAAAAGCTCTGACTTGCCAATAATATCCACCGCTAGGATATAATTCGCTCTCCATCCATTTAGTTAAAACAACTTGGTTGTGACTAAGAGGATCATAAGGAGTTATATTTCTAGGTTTTAAATATTCTTCAATCTTATATATTTTTTTCTTGTATAAAATTTGATAAATATTTTTATCTTTAAACGTTGTTAATTTTTGTTTCATTATTCAGACTCCATTATTCTCACTAGCTTGTCTTGCAAGTGGTTTATATCTTGGATTGTATAGTGAACATAATCAGCGCCGGTAGGGCTAGCACCGTTATTCAGTTTATTAAATAACAGAGCGGTATTGATTTTATTCAAGTCATGCAAGCCAGCTAAAGATATAGCATTGTATAATATAGCAGCTTCATTCTTAGAGATTGATTTATTTGCAATCTCAATATCAAAGTCTGACATAAATTTTAGATTTGTTTTATTCATTTTTTATCTCCGTATTTATTGTTTAAGTGATTCGGAGTAAATCACAGCGTACATAGTAAGTCAACACACTTAAACTAATTATTTAATATACTTAACAATAAGAACATAATAGGAACACACATGGCTAACAAAACAAAATACACAGAGACACTATTTGATGAAATATGTCAGGAGCTGGCAGAAGGTCAATCTATCAGAGAAGTGTTAAACACTAAAGAGAGACCAGAGCGCCCAACTTGGGAGTGCTTCAGACAATGGATTAATAAATATCCAGAGCGTAGAGATAAATATACACAAGCCAAACAAGACGGTTGCGAATATCTATTAGCTAACGCTGAAGAATATATAAACAAAAGTATTAATAAATCACAGAACGAAACAGATAAGAACTTAAGGCCAGACTTAGCACAGACACATTTAATCAAAGCATATTTAGATTTAGCTAAGTGGAAGAGTGAGAGAATAGCGTCAAAAGTATATGCTAAAAAGGATAATTTAAGTCTTTCTGGTAATAATAAAGATCCTATAATCATTAAATGGCAGGATTAATTTAGTATCGTTTAGATATTAGAACTGTTGATTTGATTGAGTTGTTTGTAGGGTTGATGATAGTATTTTGCAACTTGCTCACAACAACGTTGCACACACAACTTATACGCTATTAAACTTATTACTATTGATAATCCACAATTATCACTAGCAACCATAAATAGAATATCTATGCTGTTGACAGAAAGTTCTGATAACGCATAATTATCGGAACTATACTAATGGTTGTATTAGGTAGGCCAGCTAGGTTTCTTAGGTTCTACAGAGCAGATATGGGGGGTTTTAAATAGACCATACCACAAAACTAATTCAGGCGCTGGCGCAAATGCGTTGGAAGGTACACACATACAAACTACAAAAACCCAAATGAAAAACCCTAAATACAAAGCTCTAGTAATGGTTGATGATATGACTAATTCAGTAATAGTTATGTTCAATGGATTTGAAGATTACGAAGATGCTTGGTGCTTTAGCCAACACATTACAGAAGAACTAGAACTAGATAAGATACCAGTTGCTAAACCCATGACTGTCCATTAAGGATAGGGGGGTTTTATTTAAAAATGCCAGTATTTGAGATTCCATACAAGCCAAGAGAATTGCAAAAATTTTTGCATGATAAAATCTCTAAGCACCGATTCTCCGTATTGGTCTTGCACCGAAGAGCTGGTAAGACTGTGATGTGTATTAATCACATGATTAGAGATGCGATGTACACCAAGAAGCCAAATTCTAGGTACGCATTTATATCTCCAACTTTTAAACAAGGTAAGGCAACAGCTTGGGATTACATCAAAACCTTTGGTGGTAAAATTCCAGGAGTAAAGTTTAACGAATCAGAATTAAGAGCTGACTTTCCAAATGGAGCAAGGATTACAATTCTTGGCGCTGAGAATGACCAAGCTCTAAGAGGTATATTTTTAGACGGTTGTATTTTAGATGAAACACAAAGTATTGCCCCAAATCTATTTCCTGAAATCATAAGACCATCTTTGGCAGATAGGAAAGGATGGTGCGTTTTTATTGGAACGCCAAAAGGTAAAAATTATTTTTTTGAATTATACCAATACGCCCAAAAGACAGAAGGTTGGTATTCATCATTACACAAAGCATCTGAAACAAAGATACTAGACGATGATGAATTAAAGGCAGCAAAGTCAATCATGTCAGATGACTTGTTTGACCAAGAGTTTGAGTGTTCTTTTCAAGCAGCAATAACAGGTTCTTATTACGGATCTATTATTGAGGATGCCGAAAAGAATGGTAGGGTTATAGATAATTTATACGACAAAGAATTACCGGTTGAAACATGGTGGGATTTAGGAATGAATGATTCTACTGTTATTTGGTTTGCCCAAAGACACAAAGGCGAAATAAGATTAATAGATTTTTACGAAAACGCAGGCGAAGGATTAGACCACTACGCAAATATTATTGATAACAAAGGTTATAAGTATTCAAGACATATTGCTCCACATGATATTAAGGTTAGAGAATTAGGAGCTTATGGTAAATCAAGGTTGGAAACTGCATTAGAATTAGGTATAGCATTTGAGGTTGCGCCTAAACTATCTTTAGAAGATGGGATTGAAGCAGTAAGAAAAGCTCTACCTAACTGTTGGTTTGACAAAAACAAATGCCATTATGGTATGGAATGTTTAAAGTCATATCAGAAAAAATGGGACGACTTAAACCAATGTTTTAGGAATAGACCCATACACAATTTTGCAAGTCATGCCGCCGATGCTTTAAGAACAGGAATAGTTGGCTACGGAATTGAGATGACAAATTGGAAAAAAAAGATAGAAGTAAATACGAACTATATTGTTTAATATGAAATCAACTAAAGACAGAGACCCAAGCTCTTATATTGAAGTTCAAGATGAGCTAAAAGATTTCTTAAGTGAGAGAGAAAAAAAATTAATTGAAGAAGGATTATACCCTGAACCTAAAGAATTATATTTTAGAGATATACCTATAGGCGAAAAAGGTGGAGATTTAGTTTTAAATAATAAAAATAAATCAGAGTTCTTTTCTAAATATTTTAAGTCAATAAATTAATATGGCAAAATTAACAGATACAGAAATAAAGAATATTATCAGTACAGAAATAAATTCATCATTAGGTTATTTGGGTGGACAATTATCTGAACAAAGAAAAAAATCAGTTGAATATTATTTAGGAGAAAAACTAGGTACTGAAATAGATGGTCGTTCTCAAGTTGTATCTACTGACGTTGCTGACACTATTGAAACTATACTTCCAAATCTTCTTAGAATTTTTACAGCATCAGATAGAACTGTTGTTTGCGAACCAGTCAAAGCAGAAGATGTTGCTCTTGCTGACCAAGCTACAAATTATATTAATTATATTTTTAATAAAGATAATCCAGGTTTTACAATTTTATATAGTTGGTTCAAAGATGCGCTTTTAGAAAAGAATGGTATTGTCAAAGTTTATTGGGATGAAAGCAAAAAATATGAACATGAAACATATCAAGATCTAAATGAAGATTCTTACCAATCTATTATTAATGATGAAAACGTTGAGGTTATAGAACACTCAGAAGAAGAAGATGAGTCTCAAGACGAACAAATTAAAGCATTAGAAGCAATAGCAGCTCAACAAGGTCAAATATTAAATTTACCAAGACCAAAGAAACATAACCTTAGAATAAGAAGAAGTTCTGACGAAGGTAGAGTTAAAATTGAAAACGTACCACCAGAAGAATTTTTAATACAAAGAAATGCTAAGACAATACAAGATTCAAATTTTGTAGCGCATAGAACTACTAAGACAAGAACTGAATTAATTCAAATGGGTTATGATAAAGACATCATAGCTACATTACCACACTCACAAGAAATTATTTTTAACTCTGAAAAATTAACTAGATATTCTGATATAGACGAATATCCATTTACATCTTCTCCAGATTCTTCAACAGATGCAATTGACGTTTTTGAATGTTATGTAAGATTAGATTTTGATGGAGATGGTCTTGCAGAATTAAGAAAGATTACAGTTGTTGGAGATACTTCTGATGCAATATTAGATAACGTTGAAGTTGATTCAATTCCTTTTTGTTCATTAACTCCAATACCAATGCCACACAGATTTTATGGCAGATCAGTTTCAGAATTAGTACAAGATATTCAATTAATTAAATCTACAGTTTTAAGACAGTTGTTAGACAACATGTATCTAACAAATAATAATCGTATTGCGATTATGGATGGAATGGTAAATCTTGATGATTTATTAACTGCCAGACCAGGTGGAGTTGTAAGAACAAAACAACCGCCGTCTCAAGTTATGTTGCCAATGCAGAACCAAACAATTTCTGCTCAAGCATTTCCATTACTTGAATACTTAGACACAGTTAGAGAAACAAGAACTGGTGTTACAAGATACGCACAAGGATTAGACGCTGATAGTTTAAATAAAACTGCAACAGGAATTAATACTCTAATGACGCAAACACAAATGCGTATGGAGTTGATTGCTAGAATATTTGCTGAGACTGGTGTTAAAGAATTATTTGAAAAGATTTTTGAATTAACAGTTAAATACCAAGAAGTAGAAAGATTAGTACAATTAAATAATGTATTTATTCCAGTAAGACCAACTGAATGGAAAGATAAATATAATATTAATATTGTAGTTGGATTAGGTTCTGGTTCTAAAGAACAACAATTAGTTATTTTAAACAGTATTCTTGAAAAACAATTACAAGCATTTACTTTGCAAGGTAATAAAGAATATCCAATGGTAACGTTAAAGAATATTTATAATACGTTATCTAAAATGATTGAAAATGCTGGTCTTAAAAACACAGAGAATTACTTTGTTAACCCAGATGTGGGTATGCAGTATGTTCAACCACCGCAACCACCTGCTTTAACGCCTATTGAAAAGATTGAATTCACTAGAATAGATAGTGAAAACAAGAGAAAACAAGCTGACTTAGAATTACAATTTAAAGAATTACAACTAGATAGTTCAAAAATGCAGCTTGACTTTCAAACAAAAATGAAAGAATTAGAGTTAAAGTATAATACACAGATTGACGTTGCAAAATTACAAGGAGAAGTTAATTTAACAAAAGCTAGATTAAATAATGCTTCTAAAAATTTAACAGCAGCTCAAAAAGCAACACAAGAATTTGGACAACAGGTACAGGAATTAAATGCAACAACAGGATCAGGCGAAACTCCAATCGGAAGTTAGTAGATCGGAAAAAGCAAAGTTGGTTTTACAAGAACCAATATTTGTAGAAGCAATTGAAACTTTAAAGAAATTATATTCTCAAAGTTTATTAAACACAGGTGTTAATGAACAAGATGCTAGAGAAAAATTATGGCTAGCATTTCAGATAGTTCAAAAAGTTGAACATCATTTTATTGAGATTATGGAAACTGGAAAACTTGCTAAAAAACAATTAGAAGATTTCAGAGCATCCATAGAGAAAAAAGAATTCTAATAATAAAAATTAGGATAGGTCAACCGCTTTATAGCGGAACTTCAACTAAAAGGAGACAATATGTCAGAGTTAAAAGCCAACCCTGTTAAGGGAGCTGCGTCTGATTTGCAGATAGCTGCGAAATCAATTACAGGATTGCTTAATCCGCAAACTGGAAAGATTAACGAAAAAAAAGCTGAGGTTGTAAAACCAGAAGCTAGAAATGAATTTGAGCAAGAAGCTCCAGTTCAAAAACAAGAACAAGTCGTTTCTGAAGAACCAATAAACCAGGAATCTGAATCAGATCAACCTGAGGTTACAGATGAAACGCAAACAGAAACAGAACAAGAGACTAGTGATGTTTCTGAAACTGACGTATCTCAAGAACAAACAGAAGATATTCAGAAAGAACCTGATTCCACCTTTACTGTAAAAGTAGCAGGTCAAGAATTAAAGGTTACCTTAGATGAATTAAAAAAAGGTTATTCCAGAGATGCTGACTACCGTAGAAAGACAGAAGAATTATCTTTTGAAAAAAAGCAATTCCAGTCTGAAACGGAGCAACAAAGGCAAGACTATTCCAAACGTATTACGGAATTAAATCAAATACTTGCTTTTACACAACAGCAATTAAATTCAGAAATCAACAATGTTGATCTGAATAAATTGTATGAAGAAGATCCTGTTGAAGCTACAAAAGTAGAACGTCAAATTCGCCTTAAAAAAGAGAAGATGATGGAAGCTGCTAATAAGCTACAACAAGAACAACAAAGACAACTAAGCAGTTATGTACAAGAGCAGCAAAGAATCTTGGCAGAAAAAATGCCAGAATTTAATGATGCTCAAAAAGCTAGTACAACTAAAAACAATTTAAGAAATTTTTTAAATTCTTATGGATTTAAAGATGCTGAGATTGGACAAATCTATGACCATAGAATTGTTATGTTAGTTAATGATGCTTTAAAGTATCGTAATGTTAAGAATGTCAAACCTGTTTCAGCTGCGCAAGCATCTAAGCCAGGTAAGTTTTTATCTTCAGGTGTGAAAAAAGACAGTAATGATATGAACTTCCAAAGACGTAAGGAAAAGTTAGGTCGTCTCAAAAAGACAGGCAATGTCAAAGATGCCGCAAGTATCTTTTATGACATTATAACTAACAAAAAATAAAAGGAAAAAAAATGGCTATAGTATCAGGCACATTTACAAAGTACGATGCGATTGGACTTAGAGAAGATCTTTCAGATATTATCTATAACATATCGCCTACAGACACTCCTTTCATGTCTAGCATACCGCAAAGTAAAGCGACTGCTGTAACTCATGAATGGCAATTAGACTCATTAGCAGCAGCTAGTGGATCAAACGCACAAGTAGAAGGAAATGAAGTAACATTTTCTACTCCTACTGCGACTACAAGAAAATCTAACGTTACTCAAATTTCAACTAAATCAGTTGTTATTTCTGGAACATTAGAAGCAGTTAATAAAGCCGGAAGAAATTCTGAGCTTGCATACCAAATCTCTAAAGCATCAAAAGAGCTTAAGAGAGATATGGAAACATCACTTCTAGCTAATACAACTGTAGCAGCTGGAAATACATCAACAGCTAGAACTTTAGCTGGGATTGTTTCTTGGTTAAAAACAAACGAAAGCACTTCAGGAACTGCTCCTTCAACTTCTGGTACAGCTACTAGAACTGATGGAACTCAAAGAGCTTTCACAGAGGATCAACTAAAATCTGTTATCAAACAAGTGTGGGATAATGGTGGCGACCCTTCAATGGTTATGGTTGGTTCTTTCAACAAACAGAAACTTTCTGGATTTACAGGTGGATCTACAAGATTTGACCCAGCTGAAAATAAAAGATTAGTTGCTGCAGTTGATGTTTATGAATCTGATTTTGGTGCTTTACAAGTAACACCAAACAGATTTCAAAGAACTAGAGATGCTTTAATTATCACTCCAGATCTTTTTGCTGTATCTTACCTAAGAGATTTCTCTTTAGAAGATCTTGCAAAAACTGGTGATGCTATGAAGCAATTCTTAGTTGCTGAATATACTCTTGAATCAAGAAACGAAGCTGGTTCAGGAATTGTTGCAGACTTAACAACATCATAATATAATACTTATGGGGGGGAATAGTCTCCCCCATGAACAAACAATTTTGTTTGGTCTTTGAAGTCTTAAAGGCGGAACGAAGCAAACATAGGAAAAAAAATGCGAACACTAAATGACTACTTTTTAACAGTACAACTAACAGACGTTTCAGCTGCTAGTTCTGTTAACGTTGCAGTACCTGATGATGGAAATATTATTAAAATTATTTCTGTATTAGGTGGTGCAATAACTACTGCAGATTCTGCTGTGATAACAAAAATAAATGGAACTACTGTTACAGGTGGTGGATTTACAGTTGCTTATACAAGTTCAGCTGCAGGAGATATTGATACAGCTACACCAACAGCTTTAAACTCTGTCAAAGAAGGTGATTATATCACTATTACTTCTGATGGTGGATCTAGCACAACTCAACCAATTACTGTTACATTAGTAATTAGAAGATAATTATAGTGGGGGTAGCAATATCCCCATTTAACTACGGAGAAACAAATGGTTAAAAAAAGAAAACAATTAAGTTTAGATGATAAAATTGATAGTATCATTGATCTCTTAGAAGATTTAAGATACGAACAATCAAACAAGGAGTGTGAAAATTGTCAAGACGATGACGATGATGACACAAATATTAATGATGAAGATGAGGAGAACGAATAATGTCAGGTAATAGCACAGATCCAGCTTTTGCAGTAGTATCAAATGAAAACGTAGCATATACAGCAACCGCCGCTGCTAGCGCTGCATTTGGTGCAGGAATAAACCATATAAGATTATCAGCTACAACAGCTTGTTTTTATAAAATAGCAGGTACACCAGTTGCAACATCTAGTGATACATATTTGCCAGCTAACGTAATTGAGATTATCAGAGTAAATCCAGGTCAGAAAATTTCTTTCATAAGAAGTGCTACTGATGGAACTGCTTCTGTTAGTCAAATGTCTAAATAGTTTAAATAATATTTAAACAAGTTAGACTATGAATAAGATAGTTGAGAAGGAAGGATTAGTAACTACTACCTATCACTCAGATGATAAGGGAATAGTTATTGAAAAAAATTTAGATTATAAACCAATAGTAGAGCATAATAAAAAATTATATACTCATAACTCTGGTTATTCTAAATCAAGAGATTTAAAAAGAATTGCTTCAGTTCCAACACTTGTTTTAGAAATTTGGGCAAAAGAATACAATGGAAGTAATAATTGGTTTGCATTGCCAAAAGATGTTCAAAATAAAATAATGAAAAAAAAATTAAACAGTTCTGAATTTTTACTTTTTAGAACAGCACCAGGTAGATTATAATGGCACTCTCAACATACACAGAATTAAAATCAACAATTGCTAATTGGTTAAACAGATCAGATTTAACTTCAGAAATAGCTGAGGATTTTATTGTTCTTGCCGAAGCTGACTTTAATTCTAAATTAAGAATACGTCAGATGCATAGTCAAACAACAATTACAATTGATTCAGAAACAGAAAACACACCAACAGGATTTTTACAAGTAAGAGATTTTTACATATTAAGTAACAACGATAAGTATGCAATGAATTATCTGAGTCCAGCTCAAATGGATTCTATAAAAGGAACATCTATGTCAGGGCTTCCGGTAGCATATACTATACTAGGATCAACATTTAGGTTTGCACCAAGACCAGCAGATTCATATTCTGGTATATTAAATTTTTATAAAAAGTTTGATGCTTTATCAGCAACTAATACTTCAAATTATATTTTAACAGATCATCCATCTATTTATTTGTATGGAAGTTTATTTCATGCAAGTAATTTTCTTGGTGGTATTGACCCTAATCAATCTCAACAATGGTCGCAAATGTATCAAGCCGCTTTAGAAAGAGCTGAATTAAATGATAGAGAAGATCAGTTTTCAGGATCTCCATTACAAATTAGATCTGATGTAACCGTATCATCTCCATTTAATAGAAGATTTGTTACAACAGTAAGTGAATAATTAATATGCAATTACCTTTTGGTGAATGGTTACCAGATCAACCTGAACACTTGAATCCAGGAGCAAACGTTGCTAAGAATGTTTATTATGCTTTGCAAGGTTATAAACCATTTAAAAGTTTGGTCTCTTACAGTTCTAATGCAATGGCAGCGGATGCTAGGGGAGCTGGGTCATTCAGAGATAATGCTAATACTGTTTATAATTTTGTTGCAACTAACACTAATATTTATCAATTAGACGGTGGAACATTTACTTCAAGAAAAAGTTCTTTAACTGGAACTAGTACAGATTTTTTTACATTCACACAATTTGGAAATTATATTATAGCAAGCAACGGAGTGGATGCTCCTCAATATTATTTAATGGGAACATCTACAAACTTTGCAAATTTATCAGCTATTGCTACAGATGGAAGTCCACCATTATTTAGAGTATCAGGAGTTATTAGAGATTTTTTAGTTACAGGAAATATATCTGGCGCAACAAATAGAATTCAATGGTCTGGAATAAATGATATTTCAACTTGGACAGAGGGTTCAAAGTCTGCAGACTATCAAGATTTACCAGGATCAGGTGGAAGAGTTGTTGGAATTACATCAGGAGAAATTGGTTATGTATTTAGACAAAACCAAATTATTCGTATGGACTATGTAGGTGGAGCAACTGTATTTAGATTATCAGTTATCTCTCCAAACAGAGGTGCAGTTTATGGAAAAACTATTTGTCAAGATAATAGAAGAGTATTCTTTTATGCTGATGATGGATTTTATCAAATAGATGGAGATAACGTAATAGCAATTGGTGCTGAAAAAGTTAATAGATTTTTTGAAGGTAATTTAAATAAAGCATTTACAGATAGAATAGTTGCAGCTGTTGATCCATTTAATCAACTAGCAATGTGGTTATATCCATCAGCTAGTAACACTTCAAACACAACAGGTATTTGTGATAAAATTTTAATTTATAATTATGCAACTCAAAAATGGTCTTTAGCAGAAGCTAGTGCTAGCCAAATATTTTCACAATTTGTTGGAGCTTATACTGTTGAATTAATGGATATTATATCTCAAAACTTAGAAGATATTAATATTGCATTAGACTCAGATTTCTGGTCTGGTGGACAGTTGTATTTAGGCGGTATCACTAATGATTATAAAGCAGCAATATTTTCTGGTAATCAATTAGAAGCAGAAATTGAAACATCAGAGCAAGAAGTATTTCCAGGTGTAAGAGCCAACATTACTGGAATAAGACCCATTGTAGATGCAACAGCAACAGTTACAGTTAAAACAAGAGAACGTCTTGCAGATACAGAAACAGAATCTTCAAGTTCTACTATGACAAATAGTGGTATTAATCCTGTAAGACAATCAGGAAGATATATTAGAGCTAATGTTAAGATAGCATCTGGAACAAATTGGAATCATGCTCAAGGTATAGATCTTGTAGCAAGTAGAGCAGGATATAGATAATGGTAGAAGTTGTTGAAAAAGATATAGATAATGTTAGATATTCATTTGAGACGCAAGAATATTTTCAAAGACAACTTGAAGAAGCGGTAAATACATATATAAACAAATTCAATACAGAAAACGATAAAGTTTTCTCATGGTTCATAGGAGATTAATATGGCAGGAATAAAAGATTACAGCACAACAGCGGCAAATAATACTACAATAGGAAGTATTAGTACAGCAGAAGGAATGTTACCTTCTAATATTAATAATGCTTTTAGAGGATTAGCTGCAGAAATTAGAGAATGGTATAACGATTCTCAATGGGTTATTTATGGAGATGGTGATGGTTCATTTACTATTACTTATGCTTCAGCAACTTCGTTCACAGTATCAGGTGTAGATGTTACAAGTTTTTATCATGTAGGTCGTAGAGTAAAAGCAATAGCTACAACTCCAGGAACTATTTATGGAACAATAAGTGCAACTACATTTTCAACTAATACAACTGTAACAGTAACATGGGATAGCGGTTCATTAGCTAATGAAGCAGTAAGTATTTATGTCGCAGTTTTATCTAAAACAAATGATTCAATACCAGAACTAGTAATTACAAATGCTAAAGTCGCAACAGCAGCTGCAATTGACGCAACTAAAATTGGCGGTGGTTTAGTATCTAATTCAGAATTTGCATTTCTTGACGGAGTTACATCTGCAATACAAACACAATTAAATGCTAAACAAGCTACAATAACAGGAGCTGCTACAACTGTAGTAACATCTGATTTAACTGCTAGTAGAGCTGCTATATCCAATTCATCTGGAAAGATTGCTGTATCAACAGTAACAGATACTGAACTAGGTTATGTATCTGGAGTAACAAGTGCTATTCAAACGCAACTTGGAACTAAACTTACAGCTTCAAGTAATTTATCTGATGTATCATCTGCATCTACTGCTAGAACTAATTTAGGTTTAGCTATTGGTACAAACGTACAAGCATACGATGCTGAACTTGCAGCGATTGCAGGATTAACTTCTGCTGCTGATAAAGGTATTCAATTTACAGGATCAGGAACAGCTGCAGTATTTGATTTAACAACTGCTGGTAAAGCATTAATTGATGATGCTAGTGCTTCTGCTCAAAGAACAACATTAGGATTAGGAACTATAGCAAC